CCACCCCCCTTACGTGCGTAAAATCGAAAAAAACCTGACAGTTAACCCCCTCCTCCGGTGCCCCTTAGACGAAAAAAAGCCCAACCTTCGAACCGGGGGGCCTTATCCCTGAATCATTTTCACCACTTTTCATCGTTTTCCCATTTGTTCGGTTTCTTTTGGAATGTTCTACCGTGTTCTTTATTATGGCAATCCACACAGACTGTTTCTAAGTTATCTATTTCTAATGCAAGTTCTGGATGATATCCTAGTTCTTTTATATGATGAACAACGAGTTGAATCTTCTTACGCTTGGCACGCTCACTGTACTCATTGGTATCAGTTTGTACACGACCATTTCGTTTACATTCCTGACACTCATAATTGTCTCGCTTTTTTACTTCTTCTCGCAATTGTTTCCATGCCCTACTGTCATAGAACTTACGTTTTTGTTGTTTTGTTTTATATTCTCTCATTCTCTCTTTACCACTCTACTTTCGAACTACTCCTCTAAACAACCATCTATCAACCCTTCTTTTTAATCTCATAAAAAAGGAAGGATTGAATTGTTTTTGATTTTTTTCATCATTCTTTACTAATTCTTCTATTGTCGAATCCATAAGATGAGTCATTGAATAGAACATAGGTTGTTGACCATACATTTTATAATATTTAAACTGAAGTTCATCCATTTCTACTACCGTTCGATTTTTAAAATATCTATGATAAATTATATCGTCCAAAGGACTTAGACCGAGCGCATCAATTTTCTTTTGTACCTCTGTTTCAATATGTTCCATCTTCTCCACTCCTTATCTGTTCTCATTCCAATACCATTTGGGTATTTGTTAATTTATATTCATTTTTATTGGTATACAAAACCAAAACTAACAAATAATAAGAGTGGATGAAGAACTTTCACTACGGCTTTGTACATTGAATGACCCCAATTAGCTATTCTACATCTTTGAAATGTATGAATATGTATGCGCTTCATCCTTTCAATCACTTCATGAAGGATAAGGAACGTACTGTGTAATTCACATTAAAACTAAACCATATTTTCTTTTGTTACAATTATACAGTCGTTCTTTATTCCCTTTCCATTCTTTACATATTTAGGTTTCCTAACAAGAAATAGACTTCCATCCACACTGGAGTATCTTCTCTCACGTTGTCCTTGCCAAGGACATTTTTGTCAATTCCATTGTATATTCCTCATGTTATAATAATAATCTCTTAATCATATTTGATATCACATACAAGTTATATCAAACCTTTCTGTTTCTCTATTTGCACAGTTACTTATCATCCACAATTGATACGGTAACTGTGCTTTTTTTATTATTCCTTCAGAAGTTCATCCATAGTTTTATCTAACAAACTAATCATCGCTTCTCTCTTTTGCTTTGGTGTTGTATTATCTTCCATCTCATTAAAGATTGGGATAACACTTTCTAATTTCTGTTTATCGATACGTTCGTTTACAAGGTCTTGTCCTACCATTGAAATGAATGTACCAATTACAACAGCTTGTTCTTGTTTAGTTAGTTTCATTTATTTCACTCCCTTGATATCAGTTATTTTCATTTTAAAACCATCTGTTTTCTGTTCAACTATAGATTCCGCTAATACTTTCCTATCTAATACAGTGCTAATTTTCATATCCTTTTGTTCATTCTTATGAGTGAATCTATCCATAACCTTATCAAGCTTCTCCAACGCAGCCACACATTCATTAGCAGCTTTTGATACTTCCTTCATTTGCTTTAATGCCTCAGAAGTATCAGCATTCACTTTAATAGCTAACTTATTTTTAGTCATTTATACCATCCTTTCTTTTATTTCATAATTACCAACCTATTATTTGTAGGATTTTCTTCTTTTTTGTCGAATTCATAGAGCGATAGGAGGTGAAAACATGAAATTGAATCACGATTGTGTTCGTTCTATTCTTTTGGAACTTGAAGAAAAACTAGCCCTTGCTCAACATATTCATCTTCATCAATTAAAAGAATTTAATACTTTTAACAAATACGGCGAAACTGAATCTATATACGCCATTTTAAAACTTATAGAAGCTGGATACATAAACGGCTCTCACCAGTTTGATGGAGATGAAATTTATGCTCTAGGAATAGAATCGATTACTTTTTCAGGACATGAATTCCTAGATACTATTAGAGACTCAAAAGTTTGGGCTAAAACAAAAGAACTTACTAAAAAATTGTCTAGTGTTCCTTTAAATGTACTCTCAGCAACAGCTGTAAAAGTTACAACTGGTTTTATAGGATTACCTTAACTATGTTCACCATTTAAGTACCCGCGTTCACTTAGAAACTGTTCAAATTCTTCTAAAAACACCTTATACTTATTTGGCGAATAATCATTACTCATAAAAGTCAGTTCAAGATTGAGCTGATTTTGTGCTTCGGTTCCTACAGTCGGATTGTCAATAGAATACCCTTTCACCCAAACTGCTGTATGTGTATCCACTTTTCCTGTCAAAACCGGCCTATGGTATGCCGTCATATAAACCATCCTCCTCCAAAATAAAAAACAATTATTCAGTCACTTAATCAATCGCAACTTGACGGACTATCAAATGAACTTCCTGAATCAAACGATGAATGTGACGAACAGGAAGATGAATGACTACCACTGTCATAGCTTCCATAATCTAAATTCGAACTAGCTATATTTGATGGCAGTGCATGATGAAACAACATATCGTTTGTTGTACAATCGTTATTTCTTTTTACATGTTCTTACTTCACTTTCTTATTCTGTTCCTTCTTTTTCTTTCTTTTGAAAAATTACATGTTCCTTCGCCTCCATAAAAGAAAAAGTATGAAGGACAATTTCCTCCATACTTTTTTTATTTTATAACACTCTTACCTGCTTCAATGGCCAGAAAACAACTTGTACTTTTCCAACAATTTCATCTTCCGAAATAAAGCCAAATATACGCCCATCCTTAGAAACTTCACGGTTATCACCTAAAACAAACACTTTTCCTTCCGGTACTTGCGTTTTCCCCGTTATTTGTTCTAAAGTAAAATCTGGAGTTATTACCCGACCAGGTACTTTTTCTTTAAACTCTTTTAAATACGGTTCTGCCATCGCTTTTCCATTTACATATAAAACATCATTTCTATACTCAACTGTATCACCTGGTAAACCAATTACTCGCTTTACTAAATCCTGTCCTTCTTCACCATGAAAGACAATAACACCAAAACGATTTAATCCGTTTATGCTATAACCAATTTTATTAACGATAACTCTTTCATTATTTTCTAGAGTTGGCATCATCGATTCACCCTGTACTAATGAGGGCGCGAATACAATCCCGCGAATGATAAAGGCAATCCCAAGTGTAATCCCTATCATTTTCATCCACGAGCTCCATTCCTTTTTCTTATTTTTTCTCATCGTTTTCTCTCTCCTCTAGCATAATTAGACTATCAATTCCCATATTTTTTTCTCATTATATAGCAGTAAAAACAAAAAACTTGCTTCCTCATATAAAACACACAAAAAATCTCTCGGTCTTTTTTGTTTAGCAAACATCCCAGATATTATACATAATCCTTTGTATAGCAAGCTTTCCAAATCAACACTTGGCACTAAATTCATTTTATAATTGTTCGTAACCAAGCCCTCGCTTACGTATTTGATCACGCAACTTTGATGCATGTACGCCAAGTTGCTGAGCTATTTTGGGATAACTGAATCCCTGCTCCCTTAATTTTAGTGCTCTTTGACACCAATCGTCCCACTTTTTCTGACTTTGTTCTTGTATCTCAGCTTGCGTTTTTCCTTGCCATAGTCCCCTTCTTTTCAATTGTTCACGCAAAGTACTAGTTGGACACCCTAGTTTCTTTGATATGATGGTATTTCCAAACCCTTCCTCATATAGTTTGACAGCTTGTTTACAAATCTCATCCCAATCTTCTCTAGGGTTGCACCTCTTACTTTCTGGAAATAACTCTCTTGCTAATGTCTTCAATTCCTGTCCTACTGTGCAATGCTGAATACATTTTTTCAATGGCTGCATTTGATATTCGCATGTCTGACAATACTGGTCTTGTATGTCTAAAATACGAATTCGTTTTTTCCTGTCATTCATAATGCACACCTCGCTGATTTTTTCTCATTCTATAACACCAGTACAGTTCTTAGGCAGTAATAGTTTTAATATTTTTGGCTTAAATAACCAAAAACATACTTTAAGTTACATTATTACCAATTTTTGATATTTCATCTTGAATCCTTACTTGTCAAATCGTTATTTGTTCCTGACACACATAACAATAATATGTGACAAAGGTTTCAAAAACGGGCACTCTGGCACAGGTGCTCGTTTTTTTACGTATAAAAATGAAAGTTGATACAAACTATAGATACACATCCAAGGGATTTGAACCTGCACCATTACGGGTGTAAGGGCATTTTCTCTTCCAATAAAACAGCTAATGAAAATTAGCTGTTTTACTTTGCACAGATTCGTATTCATAAGGCATACTATACCTATATTATTCTTTCATTTTCCTGTCAATGTTTTTAAAACTTTTCACAGGAGTTCCTCTTTTTTATATAAAAAAGAACAGCTGTATATCCACTGTCCTTTCGTCAAATATCTATGCTTTTTAATTACAGTAAATGAAGTTGTATTCTTCTTCCAACCACCTAATGTTGTTTCATCAATCTACATGCACATTATTAAGTAACTGGCAGAATAGCAAAAGCTCTCCTTCGTTTATACAACGTAAATTACAGATTGATGAAATGAACGAGCAAATCGCTATTCAAACCTCAACCATCATCAACAGTCATGGCGATCTATTTTCAATTATAAGGTATCTGCAAGTAATGTTTTCCGCCACTACTCACAATACAAATATATCACGTTTACTCCAAAACAACCGGCACATTTACTGCCAAAAAGCGGTCACGACTCTGCCAATTATTTACTCTCTTATTTCAAACGTTTTAATTTCATTTGTTAACTCTACTGGTACTCCTAAAAATGTTTGTTCCAAATGCATGATTTTCTTTTGAATTAACCATTCTGGATATGCCAGTTGTTCGAGTATCGTTCTATAATAATCTGGGCTTAACCTTAATGTGTTAGTGTTTCCTCTCTGCTGCATTTGAAATTGAACCAATGCTTGTAACAGTTTTTCACACACCATTCGCTTCACCTCTCCTTTATTATATATAACTTGTATACGCAAGAGGACAATTTTATGTGTTTAAATTACCCATATCTTATATTTTGTGTAACTAAGCCAAACGCTCCAACCCTTGATATTCATAACTTCATAACACCTTCTTTTTTGAGTTACACAACACAATAAAAATGAGTAACTGTATAAAATTAAAAAGAAAAAAACAATGATTAGATTTTAAATCTAGTCATTGCTTTATCCATTGCATCTTGATTTACTCCTATATATCGTAATGTTACTCGTTGATTCGAATGGTTAAATATCTCCATTAGTAAGGCTATATTCTTTGTCTGCATGTACATATGATATCCGAACGTTTTACGTAGTGTATGTGTTCCAATCTCATCTAAACCAAACTCAGCTGCTGTAGTGCTAAGTATTTTATACGCCATACTTCTTCCTATTGGCCTATTCTTTCCTTGCCTACTCTTAACTAGATATTCATGATCTTCCATATCTTCGATGTACCACTTTAGCTCTCTTCTTAATGCTGCAGTAATTTGAATGCGTTTTTGTTTACCTGTCTTCATTTCACGCATTGAGATGTGGCTTCCCTTTAAATCTCCTACCTTAAGCTTTAGAATGTCACTAATACGTAGACCAGTATTGATTCCCATTACAAACAATATATAATTACGTTCGCTCTTTTCCCTTAAATAATCTTTAATTTGTTGTATTTGCTCCGGATCACGTATCGGCTGCACAAAATTCATTATTCATTACCTCCCGTTTCTTCATTCTCATAAACTTCTAATCTAAGAGCGAAAGCTAAATTATAAAATGCTCTGGACTTCCAACGACGATATGTACGTTCAGCCATTCCTATCTCGTTATAAATCATATAGTCACATACGTCTTCTTCTTCTAAATAACGCTTATTAATAATATCCCTCTGAATTCTTCCTGCATTGCCATTACCCAAGCGATTTAAAAACTGATCAATTCGGAACGATATCAATTCCAGCCACTCTTCACGTATACTTTGTTGTACATTTGCAATTGCTACATCCTCTAAAGGTTTTCCAACAGCATGTGTTGGTCCATGTTCTCTAATTTCATAAGAAGGAGTGACTTTCATTTCCTTACGAATCATTCCAAACTGTCTATATATGCGTACACTTTCAAGAACACCTTCCAGCTTTTCTTGCGTTGCTGCTCTATCGATTTTTGGTAAGAAAGATAATTGTTTAGTCATGAAAGACCACTCCTTTTTATTTTTAAATTACTTTTGTCTTACAGCTCCGCGTCTACGTTCATAACAAGGTCTATGCATCCCCATTAAATCCTCAATGTCACGAGTACTTAATTTCTCTTTTTGTTTTTTCTTGTTTTTCTTTTTTGTTTGTTTTGATTGCTTTTCCCACTCGCGTAACTGATCTTTTAAGGCCTTCATTTCGCCTTCTCCCCTTTCAAAATAAAAAGGACACCTATTCTTAAAACAGCTTTAATTGCTGCCTTAATGAATTGGTGTCCTCTAGTTTTCTAGCCGGACTATATTCAAGTGTCATTTATTTTAAATAACCAGTTCGCACAAAAATGTTTCTCCAAGCTTTATCAAATTGATCCTTCTCTACTTGCTTTGCACGACGAGCAAGACGTTTCTTTAATTTCTTTTTCTTATGATTAGTCTTCATAGTTATTTCCCCTTTATCACATAATAAAATTTTTATGCTAATCTTCCTCATAACCCATTCTCTCTCCAATAAATCTTGCTATATTAACAGTTAATCCGTTACCAGCCTGTGCATATAACTGATTCGGTGACGTTACTCCTTTTGCTCGATCAAAGTATTGATCCGGTATGCCCTGTAATCTCCACGATTCTCTTTCAGTGAGCCAATCCAAGTACTATCGCTATTAGTGGCATCCCTATTAGGTAATGCCATCCCACGATACATAACTGTCCCTCTTCCACCATTCGTAAAATGGATTAAAATTCATCATTCTTGCATCACCATTTCTTAATAAAATTCAAATTTGATTAAAATCTAGAAAACAACTATTTTGTAGCAATATATAGACTCCTATATTTCAAGAAACTCAGATTACACATTTAACTTGAACCAACCGATTAGCTTCATCAATCTGCAACTTCAGTTTCTATCTACCCTTAATTAAGATTTATGAATTCAAACTAATTCGCTATATAAGTTAACTTTCTATGCTTCACCATTTGTTCTCTTGATGGTATAACTATCTTGGACCAATAAGACCTCTCTTTTCCTATTCTTCCACACTGAGATGCTGATAAAATTGGTGTGGAAATCGCCTCTTCTAAATCCCATTTATTTCGCTTCACACGATTATATAAAGTTGAATAACTTATCCCATTTTCTTTAGCTCGTTTCACCTGCTCTTCAGTAAACGTGGGGGCCTTTTGAGGGTTCTTCTTTTTTGCTCTCGCTATTATTTCATCCTTAGTAAGTGGTGGAATCGTTATTGCATCTGTTAAACTCCATCCCCTTTTTCTCCTAGCCACAAATGTTTGTCTACTTATTCCATTTGTTAAACTAATATTTTTAATCGTTGACCATTCTGACGGTTCTTTTTGAGTAGGTATTGTGATTGCTTTTTCTTTATCCCAACATCCTCTTCGCACTCTATAATCTAATGATTTCCGTCTTATTCCATTCTTTTCTGCGATGGTATATTCTTCTGGAGTTATATAATAATCATAAAGATTTCTCATAAAAGTACTTCCTCCTTAAATTTGAAATGATTACTTTATTTTTTCCGTAAATGTAGTGATAACTCGATCAATTTTCCCACCTACCCAAACAACAACTTGCTCTCCGTATCCAGTAACCGGTGGGGTAATTTGTTTAACTACCCCATTTTTTACAATCATAATTGCGTTACATGTAACATCAATCTCCACTTTCACAAAATCACGCCCCTTTTTTCTAGCGCATATACTCAACAACATCTGGTTGAAACCCACTTCCTAAATACACTCTGATTGGGATAACTTCTTTTCTATCCCTGGCTGCCTTACATAATTCTTCCGCTGCATCCCAATTGAATAACTTATCTAATGCGCGTTGGAATCGCCAAATTGCCATTACATATTGTTCAAAGGTTTCATAACGATCGTCTTGTTTAGTCGTGCGGGGTAATTCATCCGTACACTTTGCATCCCTTGGGACTTGGACGCGCACATCAGCATATGTAGTGCGTCCAAGTCCCCTTTTTACGTTTGCCTTCATGACATCGAACTGACAAATCGCTGGCTCTACATCGAAAATATTGAGTTGCTTAGGCATTATCATCCCACTCCTTGCCATCCTTGTTTTTCATCATGAATTTCCTTTTTTAAAATGACGCAATCTATAATTATCGCCACACATTTCTAATAATTCGGCGTTTTCCATCATCCGACTAAAATCACGTTCTCCATACATTTCTGCTAATTCATCAATATCGAAATTAGTAGTAAATAAAGTACTCTTACCTATACGGCTATCAACGATCTCATTCGTTTTTGTTTGTTTCCAAGTAACCCCTTCTTTATCTTTCTCCGTGAATTCCGCTCCGAAATCATCAATAATTAGAACATCCACTTTTGCTAGAAGAGACATAAGCTTGTCCTCTGTCATTTCACTATTTTTATTCCAGGTTGATTTAATCTTGGTAAATAGCTTATTCATTTGGATAAACATTGCACTGTAACCCTTTTTCATCAATTCTTTCGTAGCTGCTACACACAAATGACTTTTTCCTACTCCATAATCCCCCGTTATTATCATGCTTGTGGGTTCTTCTTTATTGAATGAAGCTACAAAATGCATAATTGTTTCTTTCGCATCAGCTAATTCCTTTTTCGTTGGTACATAATTTTCAAATGTAGCTTTTTTGAGTTTGTCATTTATTAAACTGTTATCAGCAAATGAATCATATAAATGAATGATTTCATTTTTCTTTTTTATAGCTAGTGTCTCTATAGCTAATTTCTGATCTTCTTTTTCTACCAAGCTACATTGGGGACAAAATTCCTCATTTGTTTCTGAATCTATCAACATGCGTTTGCTGCAAACATCTTTAAAATTTTCTTCTCCTACTAAAAAGACGTTCTTACATCTATTAGGAGACAATACATATCTTTGACTAGCGTTTTGAGAAGTCGTATTTTTGAATGAATTCATTGTTTTTGTGCTTTTTAGAGCTTGCATTTGAATTCTCTCCTTTTACAATTTCATTTAAATAATTATCAAAGTGTTTTTGTGCAAATAATGTACTTGGCCTTAGATATTGATCAAGAGGTTTCCCTTCTTTATCAAACTTTCCAAGCCATTGTGATACCTTGTTATCAATGACGGTTTTGAAGTTTTCAACTGTATAATCTTCATTCCATCTCGCTCTAATTAGTTTTTTGTGACTCTCGGCTTTATGATTAAAGTTCTTATCTGCTTTTTCATTTAAGTAATTCAAGATTTCTTGATAAGGGATTGATACTTTGGAATCTGATTCGTCAGAAGAAGATGTATTAATTATTTCTAATTCTTTTTCTTTATCTAATTCTTTATCTTCTTCTATATCTGTACCGTCACGTGACGTCACGAAAACGTCACTTTCTTGCCCCGTATTTTCTAGTGTTAATTGCTGTTGTTTCTTACGTTCACGGTACTTTTTATTTCGTTCCGCATTTAATTGTTTTACACGTTCTAGACCATCAACATTCTGATGCTTTTCCCAATTCGAAATGCAAATGTATTGATCATCTGTTATCTCAATCATTCCAAATCGCTGAAATGTTTGAAGGACTAATCTTACTGTTGCAATAGGTCTATTAAAAAGTGTTGCAAGCATTTCATCTGAGTAAGGGGTATTTTTACTAAGGAAAATGTATCCACTCGCATTTGTTTTTCCCGCTTGTGCTAATAATCTAATCCATATAATTAATAAGGTATCAGCCTCAGGCATGCTCTCAATTAGACGTATCTTTTCATCCTCAAACATTGTTGTAGAAAGTTTAATCCACTTTACGTTTACTTCAGACATAATTTTTACCCCCTAATGCAAATCGCCAAGTGTGCGCGTCCACTTTCAATAATTTCTTGAATTCTATAATTGGGATAACTCACACTGAAATATTGCGCAATCATTTGATTTAATTCTTCTTCATTATTTGTTTGTTCCCAGAACTTTTGAGGCAACAGTACTTTATAAGCAACTAAGTTTATCTGCATGTACTATTCCCTCGCTTTCCGTGATATAATTAATACAATTAATTTTTTCTAAAGGACCCATTGCCGTGGGTTCTCTTCACTCTTCTGTGACGTTTGGATATTCTAGTGCTCAACTGATTTCCTCAGAAAGCGTAATACCATGCGCTCTCTTCACAACTGAAACATCAATACCTCTACTTTTTAAATGTTCCACAATCCCTAGAATGATTTTGCGATCCTGTTCAAGTTGGTTATCATAGTTTTCTTTCTCACGGTATAACGCTATAATCTCCCGTCGAGCCAATCGTGCTTCTTTAATCCAAGTACAGAGTAACAATGGATCATTCTTTTGAATCGCTTCTACTTGTTTCTTTTCACAATGCCCTAAAAATTCATCTATTATTTGTTTTTTCTGTACATCTTTCTTTAAAACTGATAACGTCATAGCGCTTTCTCCCCTCAATTTCATTCCACATCTTTTGTAAATTCTTTAATTGGTTTATCTAGTGCATAAACAGCAAGGACAAACCCACAGATGCTAAACCCAAATATATATAGGTCCTCTTTAGAAAATCATCATGCCAAATTTCTTTTGAATACAAAACATAATGGCTTCAAGGGTTCTGTTGCAAAGTTTTTCGGGTGGAGCTAAACTTTAGGGAAAATGAGATGAGGAGAATGATACATGGGATATTTT